GTACTCGGTGTCGACGCCGAGGCAGGCGGCACGCTCGTGCCAGGGCTGGGTGGTCACCAGATCACCGCCTCGCGGTCGGGCCACGCGACGCCGTCGAGGGCGGCGCGCTGCCGGTCCGGGAGGACAGCGAGGGGCAGGCCGAGCCAGTCGTACGCAGCGGCGACGAGCGAGTAGGCGTCGGCTTCGTCGTAGCGGGCGGGGCCTTCGCACTCGATGCCGTAGCGGTCGCGGACCGCGCTGCGGACCTCGCCCTTGCTGGCGCGGCCGTATCCGGCGACGTAGAGCTTGAGCGTGCTCGGTGGGACCACCGCGTACGGGATTTGGTGCTGGTGGCAGTAGACGCGGACGAGGACGCGAAGCCCGGCGAGGTCCTCGTGCCCGGCGAGTGCGGCGTGCCCGTACGCGGGGCCTTCCATGACCACGAGGTCCGCGCTACGGATGAAGCTGCGCACGGCGTGGAGGAGGTAGACGAGGCGCGCGTCGCCGCGCAGGCCCCGTGTGCGGATGCGGTCGGTCCAGCCCTCGCCCGCGACCCCGGTGGAGGTGAGGGAGAGGTCGAGGCCGATCACGACGGGGCGCGGGCGACCAGCCGCCACCGGCGCGGGGGCCGGGGCGGCGGGCAACTCGTTGAACAGGGTCTCGGTCACTGGTCACCAGCCGTGTTCGTGCCGCACGTCCAGCAGGTGTGCGAGCCGTCCGCGTGCACCCGCTGGTACGTGGTCCGCGAGCAGCCGGAGCAGTGGCGGTTGTCGTTCTCCTCGGCGTCGCCGTCCTCCAGGAGCCCGTCGAGCTGGTCCTCGTCGAGGAGGCCGTGCCCGGCGGGGGCGCGGTGGCGGCCAGCGGGGTGGAAGAGCTGGCGCAGGACGCGCATGGGGCTCATGAGCTGACCTCCGGGATGGGCTTGTCGGAGCGGCGGATCTGCCAGTGCTCGCCCATCTCGACGGCCGGGGTGGTGATGCCGACCGCGTCGTCGTAGCGGGACTGGAGGCGGGTGAGGTCGCGACGGGCGCGGTGCAGCTCGGCGCGGTACCGGGCGCAGGCGATCAAGAGGCGGCGCAAGCGACGCTCCAGGGCGCCGGTGTACTCGCCCTCGACCCGGTGCGCGGCCGTCGCCTTCTCGGCGCGGGTGTGCAGCTCGGAGAACCGGGCCGCGGTACGGACCGAGGAACCCTTCCAGACCGCCGCGTCCGCGCGCGCGGCGTCGCGCTGCTCGGTGACGGCGGCGAGGCGCTCCTGGAGGTCGCGGACGGTGCGGGTGCGGGAGAGACCGAGCATCAGTGCTCACCGCCTGTACGCGGCGCGGGGATGAAGGGCCACTCGGTGCGGACGCCGTCCGCCCACTCCTCCTTGCCGGGGGTGCGGCGGAAGTAGTCCGCCAGCCCTTCGGCCTGCTCGCGCGCCCACTCGATCTGCTGCTCGTGCAGCTCGGCGAGCGAGGCCGCGCCGATCGCCGTGTGCGTGGTGGCGATGCGCCAGGCGACGCGGCACGCGGCGATCGCGTCGGCGTCCGCCGAGTGCGCGCCGTCGAGCGCCACGCTGTACGTACGGCAGAGGTCTTCGAGCTTCCGCCCGCCGCGCCGGTACCGGTCGACGCGCTTGTCGAGGACGCGCGGGTCGATGACGCGGAGCTGGTCGCCGACGATGTCGACGAGCGGCTGCACGCCGTGGCGTCGCGCCTCGCGGTCGAGGAGCGTGAGGTCGTAGCTCGCGTTCATCGCGATGACCGGGACGCCGTCGAGGACGACTTGCGCAAGCGCGGCGATGACCTGCTCGACGACCTCCGGGGCCGGCCGCCCCTCGGCGCGCGCCTGCTCGGTGGTGATGCCGTGGACCTTCGCGGCGCCCTCTGGGATCTCGACGCCGGGGTCGGCGAGCCAGACGGCCGAGGCGGTCTCCTGCCCGCCGCCGCACTGCACGACGCAGGCGGTGACGATGCGGTCGGCCTCGACGTTGATGCCGGTGGTCTCCAGGTCGAAGCCGCACAGGCGGCCCGTGTGCCAGCTCATGCTCGGCCTCCCTTGAGGTCGGCCAGGAACGTCTGGAGACGCGCAGCCGGGGCGGTGCCGGGGAGCTGGCCACCGTTGGCGGCGGCGAAGCGCTCCTCGACCTGGCGCGTGGTCAGGCCGAGCGGCCCGGCGGTGGCGAGGATCTGGAACCAGACGCCCGCCGCCTCGTCGGTCGACTCGTCCACGATCTCGGCGTCGTGGACCTCGTCGCGGTCGGCTTCCGCCTTGCTCGCGCTGTCCAACTCCGCAGCCCTGGCCGTGAGCGCGTTGGCGAGCGCCTCATCCATGTGCCCGCCGGCCACCGCCTGCTTGTACAGCTCCCGTACGGCATCCGACGTGGTGGCCACCGACGCGAGCTGCGCGTAGTCGGGGCGCGGAGCCTCGATCGCCGCCCGCGCCGGGCCCGCGGTGACCGCCGGCCCGGTCGGGACCTGCCCGGCCATGAGCGCGTTCGGGGCGATGTCCACGTCGATGGTCGGAACCATCCAACGCAGCGTCTTCCCGTCGCGCTTCGCAGTGCGCTCCTCCAGGCCGAGGAACGCGGGCACGTAGCCGCCCGCCTTCGACAACAGTTCGGCGACGCCGGGGAGTTCGAGGGCGGCGTAGTAGCCGTGGGACTCCAGCCGCCACACGCCGACGCCGGGGATCTCGGCGAGCACGACGTTGAGGCGGGTGGTGGGCTTGCACTGCCGATTCAGCGGGTCCGGCCCGCAGATGCACGGCCGGTCCTTGAGCAGCTCGGTGACACCGTCGCACCGACGCTGGCAGCCGCCGCCGGACCACAGCTCGTAGTACTGCGAGACGGGCTGGTGCGGGACGAGGATGGGCATGCGGGTGGCGTCGGTGAGGACCTCGTACTGCTCGGGCCCGGTCTCGGTCGGCGACCACGGGGCGACGGTGCCGCCGTACTGGGTGGCGACGCGGTCGAGGAGCGTGCGGGACGGCGACGTCAGCCGAAATCGGTTGAGCTTCGCGGGGCGGGTCTTCCCGCTGCTTGTGGCGACCTTCTGGCCGATGCGGATGCGGCCGAGTTCGCGGATGCGCTGCTGGAGGTCGAGGATCGGCATCAGGCGGCGCTCCTTTCCGGAGTGGGCAGGGCGAGGGCCTCACCGATGACGGACTTGGACAGACCGGCCTGGAAGTCGGCGATGGCCTTGACGTGGAGGAAGGCGGCGAAGACGTCGTCACCGCATGCGGCGGGGTAGGGGAGGTAGCCCTCGGGCCGCAGGTGGAGGACCACGCCGGTGCTGTGGATCGGCGGGAGCGGGATGCGGGTGCCGTCGCGGAGCCAGCCGACCTCGGCGTGCCGGTACGCGGACATCTGGATGCCGGCCTCGGCGTAGACGCCCTTGACGCCGAGTTCGCCGCCGGTCTTGGTGTCGCCGACGATCACGGTGTCGGCGGGGACGCCGAAGAGCGCGGCAAGGCGGGGGGAGCGCAGGAGGTAGTCGAGCGTCCCGGCATAGCCCTCGGTGTAGTTGCCGACGACCATCTCGGATGCCTCGAAGGTGACCTGCCACTCCTCGACGAAGCGGAGGAAGTGCTCGATGAAGGGCGCGATTTCCTCGTCGTCGAGGTGGGCCGCGGGGATCGGCTGCCCGAGGATGTGCGCCTCGATGACGTCGTGGACGGCGCCGCCGATGGCCGCGCGCTCGTCCTTCTTGCGGGTGTGGGCGCGGCGGAGCCAGTCGTACGCCTCGGAGCGGCTGGCGGGGTTGAGGGAGGAGGACGCGAGGTAGGGGAGGTTGTCGAGGGCGGTCTGGGCGGTGATGTTCCCGGCCCAGAAGACGAGTGCTTCCTTGGGCATGCCCTGGCTGAGGATGGTGGTGACGCGGCGGAGCTTGTCGCCGGTGAGCTTGTCGCGGTACCAGCCCTGGGAGGGGCGGGGGATGCGGTCGGGACCGGTCGGCGTGGGGGCGGCGGACTTGCGGCGCCGCCCGGCGGCCGGGGCCGTGGTGGCCCCGGCGCGCTGGGTGGTGGTGGTCATCAGGCGTCGGCCTCCGGGTCGTACGCGGCCTCGGCGACCTGCTCGCGCAGCTCGGCGAGGCAGTGGGCGTGCGCCGCCTCGCGGGTGACGTAGAGGCCCATGACGATCGCGTCGTGCGAGGCGCGGTACACAGTCGTCGCGACGGCGCGGAGCCGCGTCACCTCGGCCTCGGCGTTGAGGAGGCGGCGCAGCACCGGCGCCATCCGCTCGCCCATCCAGCCGGTCAAGTTGGCGCAGAAGATGTCCTCGTGGGCGGGGTGCTGGTGGCCACGGCGGTCGGAAACCGCCTCAGCCAGGCTCATAAGAACCTCGTCCGTCGCGGGCTTCGCGTCGCCGAGCTGGGCGATGATCTCGCGCAGCCGCTCCGGCGTCAGGGCGTTCATGCGGCACCGTCCTTCGCCCAGACGGCCCCGTACCGGGCTTCGTGACGGGCGGCGATCTCCCGCGCCGCGTCCGGGCCGACACGGACCTCGCCGCGCTCGATCTGCCCGAGGAGGTGCTCCTCGACGGTGACCGGCCGCATGTTGGTGTTCGTCTTCACGCCGCACCGCCGATCGCGCGGACCTCGGCGAGCGCGGCCCCGCGTACCCCGCACCAGCCCGCGCAGTACCAGCGGGCGGGCTCCCGCGAGCCGGGGAAGAGCACGAGGATCATGCCGGGCTGCGGGGCGACCACGGAGTCCGCGTGCGCGGTGCCACACCCCTCGACGCTGCACTGCTCGGTCCTCGGCGTCGACGCCAGCTTGGGCACGCCGACCATGCCCTGGTTCCACGCCTGCTGCCCGGTTGAGGCCCAGCGGGCGGCCTCCTTCGCGCGGCCGTCCTCGCGCCGCGCGGTCAGGCACGGTTCGCAGGCCGGCGTCTTGAGGCGCCGGTGCGAGCGCCAGCCGCGCATCGTGCCGTGCTCCGGCGGGGTGGTGCGGGCAGCCATCGTGGTGGCCTCCTTCGTGCTGAGCTGGTAGCTGTGCTGACCGGCGGTCTCGACGACCCGCAGCACCCCGCGCGCCGTGAGCGCGCGCAGGTCCTTGCGGGTCGTGTTGCGGCCGGTGGTGGGCCAGGGGCTCGCGGCCATGAGGCGCGCGGCGCTGGCGGTGGTGACCTGGGCGGCGGGGCCCTGGCCCTGTATGGCGGCGAGGAGGAAGTCGCGGCGGGTCACGCGGCCTCACCCCGTACGCGCTGCGTCGGTACCGGGCGGGGCGCGATCAGCTCGGCGACCCGGTCCCGAAGCCGCCCGACCTGCGCGCCGTACACCGGGATCGCCCCGTCGCCGACCTCCGCGAGGAGGCTGTCGACGAGGGCGTCGCGGGCGTGCGCGGCGTGGGAGTCGGAGCCCTCGGCACGTGCGGTCCGGGCGAGCGCGGCCAGCTCTTGGAGGTCGTCGAGGAGGCCCTGCGGGTCTTCGTCGGCGAGCTGCGCGAGCGCGGTCACGATCGTGCCGAGGTAGTGGGAGACGTCGAGCCGGATGCCGGTGGGCGTCGCGTCCACGTAGATCCGGAACGGTCCGTCCACGGGCTGTCGGGTGCTCATCGGCGGGCCTCCCGCGCGGTGGTCTCGTGTGCGGTGTCCTCAACGGCGAGGGCCACGGTGATGGCGTAGACGGCGAGGGCGAGGGCGAGGAGGAAGAGGACGGCGGTCACGAGCGCTCACCAGCCCCGGCGGGCATGAAGTCCTGGCAGCCGCAGACTCGGATCGGCCCGACGCGCGGCAGGTGCGCCCAGCAGCTCGTCCCGGCGTGGTGGTGCTCGACACCCGCGTGACCGCAGGTGCAGAGGGCGTCGCCGGGCGACAGGGGCCGCGAGGCGGCGTCCGGGGCCGCGTTGCTCTCCAGCTCCGCGACCCGAACCCGCAGCCGCTCCAGCTCCGCCGCCGTCTCCGGCGACATCAGCAAGCCAGCCGCGTCCAGCGCGGAAGCGATTCCCGCCGCCGTCTGCCGCTGCTTCATCGCCGCGAGCACCACGCCCGCAGCCGAGTTGATCCGGGAGGCGTTCACAGCGTCACCGCCGTCGCGTCCGCCGCGCGCTCCAGCACGCCCACGGCGGCCTCCGTCGTGCGCCCGTCCTCGTCGCCCCACTGCGCGAGGTGGAACTCGCACGCCAGCTCATCGGCCGCGTACGGGCCCTGCTCGCCGTTCACGACGAGGCGGTCGGCGAGGACGCGGATCGCGTCGCCCGCGAGGATCGAGGGCCGGTGCGGGTCGCCCGTCGCGGCGCAGCGCAGGACAGCGGCCAGGCACATCGGGCGCGTCGTGTGCGGCGTGCTCAGGCGCCGATCGAAGGGGTCCGGCAGGTAGTCGCCCTGGTAGAGGCCGACCTGCGCGAGGAGGCGCGCCGCCCTGCGGAAGAGCGTGGCGAGCGCCATCGGCGGGCGCGTCGCGGTCGGCTGGATCGGGATGGAGAGTCCGGTCACGAGGACCGTCCGCCGGTGGCCGGCGGGGAGATCGGTAGGCTGTACAGCCACGGTTACCTCTGCTTTCGCGTGAGTTGAGGTGCCGGAGGGGCGTCGCGACCAGGCCCGGTCGCGGGGCCCCGTTTTTCGTGTCAGGCGACGGCGAGCGCGGACTGCTGCTCGTGCCACGCCTCGACCGCGGCGAGGTTGAAGCGACGACCGCGGCCCACGAAGGGCTCCTCGGGCATCCCGGCTTCGAGCCAGCGGAGGACCTGCCAGTCGGAGACGTCGTAGTACGTCTCCAGCTGCTTCTGGCTGAGGAGGGGGACCAGCCCGGCGGGGAGCTGGACGACACGGTCACTCTTCTTCGGCATCGGGCCTTGACCTTTCTACTGTCGCAGTCGAATGTGTGGGCATGCGGAAGAGGTGCTGGAGTGGTGCGTCCAGGGCTTCCGCGATC